CGCCGCCGCCGCCTACGCCGCCGCCTACGCCGCCGCCTACGCCGCCGCCGCCGCCGCCTACGCCAAGAGAGAGATCCGCGAGTCGCTGATCGACCTCTTCAAGCGCTGCCTCGACGTGGGCTGGAAGGGTGAGCAGCCCGAGACGGGAGCGCAGGCGTGAGCGCCGAGCGGGTGAAGTTCGCCAGCTCGGCGCCGGCACCGGTCGAACATCCTTGGCCGCCGGCCTCGATGGAGGCAGCCGAGAAGTACCGCTGGGCGAAGATCGAGGATCTGAAGCGGCTCGACAGGACGCTGAGCCGCCTCGAACCCGGCGCCACGCGCACTCGCGTGTTGGTGAGCCGGAAGCGGTGCATGGAGCGCATCGAGCAGGTCAACGCGTGGATCGCTCACCGCCAGGCCGCGCCGCTGAAGCTGGTGAAGGAGGCACAGCTCGACAACGGAGCGGAGAAGTTCGCCAGCCCCGACGAAGAGCCACCCCCGGGTATGAAGCCGATGCCCAACACCGACTTCCTCCTGTACGTGCGGCGCCAGCGCGAGCTCGGGCACGTGGGGCCGGTCCCCCGCCCGCTGGTGCGCCAGTGAGCGTCATGGACATCGTGGACCGCGCGCGAGCGCTGCGGAAGAACCGCGATCGCGACTTCGAGGCGTACTCCATCGAGCTGCCGAAGGGCTACTACGTCGTGGTCCGGGTCAAGCGCTCCACCGGCCTGGATGAGGCGCAGGCCCTGGCGAAGGTGAGGGCGCTCCATCCCGGCAAGATCGTCGGGGCGCAGCGGCACTCGATGGAGGCGTGGGGTTGGCAGGTGCAGACCCAACCGTTGCCGACGCAGGTGCGGGGATGAGTCGGCTCGAAGACGCGCTGCTGTTGGTGCTCACCATCCTCTTCGCGATCGCTGCCGTCTTTCTCTACTGGGGCGTCACCGTTGGCGCGTTCTACCTGCTGGTGAAGGGCGCCTGGCTGGTGGTGAAGCACATCGTCGGAGCGCACTGGTAGATGCGTCCGCCGCTTCTGCGCCTGGAGGTCGACGAGATCGTGGTCGACAACTTCGCCGGGGGCGGTGGTGCGTCGACCGGCTTGGAGTGGGCGATCAAGCGCTCGCCCGACATCGCGATCAATCACGACCCCAAAGCGATCGCGATGCACAGGGCCAACCATCCGAATACCGAGCACTACTGCGAATCGGTGTGGGACGTCGATCCGGTCAAGGCGTGTCGCGGTCGACGGGTGGGGTTGGCCTGGTTCTCGCCCGACTGCACGTTCCACTCGAAGGCGCGCGGCGGCAAGCCGTTCCGCGATCGCAAGAAGGCGAACAGGCGCCGCGGGCTCGCCGGCGTGGTCGTTCGTTGGGCGCGCCTCGAGCGGCCGATCAAGCCGCGAATCATCTGCCTCGAGAACGTCGAGGAATTCAAGGACTGGGGGCCGCTGCTCAAGAACGGCAAGATCTGCCAGAAGCGGAAGGGCTCCTACTTCCGTCGGTGGGTGCGCGATCTCGAGCGGGCCGGCTTCAAGGTCAAGTGGTGGTTGCTGCGCGCGTGCGACTACGGCGCGCCGACGACGCGCAAGCGACTGTTCGTTGTCCAGATCGTCAACATCTGCATGCGTATGGTGAAGCCGCGCGAGCTGTTCAACGCGCATCGCTTCCCTCGCGACTACCAGATCGATATTGCCGTCGGTGAGACGGTCACCAAGAAGGGCAAACGCAAGGTCAAGAAGCTCTCGGCGGAAGCCCAGGTCCGCATGGTCGGCAACAGCGTGCCGCCGGACCTTGCCTGCGCCGTTGCGGCTGCGCAGCTCTACGAGAACGCCCAGGAGATGGCAGCGTGATTGCCGATTCCTACGCCCGCTTCCTCGAGAGCAAGCTGGCGCTTCCACCGCCCACCGGCATCGTCGGCGCTCGCGTCGACCACGGCAAGCTCTCCGATTGGCAACAGCGCTGTGTCGAGTGGAGCCTCGAGCGGGGCCGTGCCGCGCTGTTCGAGGACTGCGGCCTGGGCAAGGGCCGCCAGCAGATCACTTGGGCGCGCGAGGCGGTCGAGTACACCCGCGGCCGAGCTCTCATCCTGGCGCCGCTGGCGGTCGCGCAGCAGACCGTGCGCGAGGGCGACAAGATTGGGGTCCCGGTCCGCTACGCCAACGACCAGGCGGGCGCGACCGAGCCGATCACCGTCACCAACTACGAGCGGCTTGATCGATTCGATCCCGACGCCTTCGACGCAGTGGTGCTCGACGAATCGTCGATTCTGAAGAACTATTCGGGCAGCACGAAGCGGCGCCTGGTGGCGAACTTTGCCCGGACGCCGTTCCGGCTCTGCGCTACCGCGACGCCAGCGCCGAACGACCACCTCGAGCTCGGGAATCATGCCGAGTTCCTAGGCGTCCTGACCTCGCACGAGATGATCGCGCGCTGGTTTCTGCCCGACACCTCGACGTTCGGCACCTATCGACTGAAAGGCCACGCCGTCAGCGCGTTTTGGGATTGGGTGGCGAGCTGGGCGCGCTGCCTGGGCAAGCCGAGCGACCTTGGTCCGGAGTACTCGGATGAGGGCTACGAGCTGCCGCCGCTCGAGGTCATACCGCACGCCATCGGCGTCGACGTGGTCAGCGGCCGGGAGAACGGCGCGCTCTTCCGCGTGCCCACGCTCTCCGCGACGGCGGTCCATCGAGAGAAGCGCATCACCGCGGCGTCTCGCGCGAGACAGGTCGCTGAGCTAGCGCTGAGTGACCGTACGGAGCCGTGGATCTGCTGGTGTGACACCGACTACGAATCCGTCGAGCTCAAGCGCGCCATCCCGGAAGCCGTCGAGGTGCGCGGCCCCGAGAAGCTCGAGCAGAAGGAAGCGGCGCTGCTCGGATTCGAGAATGGCAGCATCCGCGTCCTCATCACCAAGCCATCGATTGCCGGCTTCGGCCTGAATTGGCAGCACTGCGCGCGTCAGGCGTGGGTCGGCCCGACGTTTAGCTTCGAGCGGTTCTACCAGGGCGTGAGGCGCAGCCATCGCTTCGGGCAGAAGCGGCCGGTCAAGGTGCACGTGGTCATGGCGCAGACCGAAGTCGAGGTCTGGTCGGTGCAGCAGCAGAAGGCGGCCGAGCACGAGGCGATGAAGCGCGAGATGTTCGGCGCGCTCCGGCGAGCGCAGGCGAAGGCCGAGCGCCACGCCTACGAATACGAGCCCCGCTGTGTCGGCCGACTGCCCGACTGGCTCCAAGCGAGGCAACCGAGGAGATCCCATGCAGCGTGAGGTGCGGTGCCTTGCAGAGGCGCACGGAGCTCGCTGGACGCTCTATAACGCCGATTGCGTCGACCTCGCGCGGCAGCTCCCCGACCGCTCGATCGACCTGGCGCTCTACAGCCCGCCGTTCGCGAACCTCTACACGTACAGCGACTCGATGCTCGACATGGGCAACTGCGAGGACGATCGAGCGTTCCTGAAGCACTACGAGTTTCTCGTCGCCGAGCTGCACCGGATCATGGTTCCCGGCCGCCTCGTCGTCGTGCACTGCAAGGATCTGGTGAACTACAAGGGGCGCGACGGCATGGCCGGGCTGCGTGACTTCCCCGGCGACCTCATCCGCGTGCACCAGGCGGCCGGCTTCGCGTTGCACAGCCGCGTGACTATCTGGAAGTGCCCCGTCACCGAGATGCAGCGCACGAAGGCGCACGGGCTGCTCTACAAGACGCTGCGCGCGGACAGCACCTTCAGCCGCCAGGGGCTCGCGGAGTACTTGCTGATCTTCCGTCGGTGGGCAGAGGAGGGCGAAGAGAACTTCGTCAAGCCGGTGCCGCACGCCAGCGAAGACTTCCCGCTCGAGCGCTGGCAGGAGTGGGCATCCCCGGTCTGGATGACGATCGATCAGACCGACGTGCTCAACGTCGAGGCGGCGCGCGAGGACGCCGACGAGAAGCACATGTGCCCGCTCCAGCTCGACGTCATCGAGCGCGCCGTCGGGCTCTGGTCGAATCCGGGCGACGTCGTTTTCAGTCCGTTCGCCGGCATCGCGAGCGAGGGCCACGGCGCACTGCAGCTCGGCCGGCGGTTCGTGGGCGTCGAGCTGAAGGAGTCGTATTTCAAACAGGCCATCGGCTACCTCGAGCGAGCCGAGCGCGGCGAGCTGCAAACCGACCTGTTCTCGACGGTGAGAAAGGAGAGCGTCGGCTGATGGCGACCAAGCCGCCAGCCTTCCAGGAGTACGCGCGAGACGTTCTCGCCGAAGTCGAGCTCTCGCTTGAGGAGCAGGGCGCGCTCCGAGTACTTCGCGCGCACGCCTGGCTCGAGGGGAGCATCCCGGCCGATCTCGATCGCATCGCGCGGATCTTGCGCGTCAGCCGGAAGGACGTCGACCGCCTCTACGACGCCATCGCAGCCCGCGTCGACTCCGGCACGCCCGGCCGCCTCGTGTTCCCCGACCTCGAGCGCCAGCGCAAGGAGAAGGCCGACTACAGCCAGCTGCAGCGCGACAAGGCGAATCAGAAGTGGGAGCAGGAGCGGTCGAAACGTGCCGCGGCACCTGCGCCGGCATATCCCGCAGCATATGCACCGGCACACGAATACGATGCCGCGGCACCTCCCGCGGGAGATCCCGTAGCAGATGCCGGTGCACATGCCGCGGCAGATGCCACGGCATTGCCGGTGCACATGCCGCGGCAATGCTCTGCTTCTGCTTCTTCTCCTGCTTCTTCTGAAGAATTTACACAAATCGCGCACATGCGCGTTGAACCGGAACCGACGGTCGTCGACGTCGAGGACTCGCAACTTTCCGAGTACGAGCAACAGCGCTCGGCCGCGCAGCGGTTCATCAAGCTCTGGAACGAGCTCGCCGAGACGCCGGCGCCGACGTTCTTCAACGCCCACGTGATGGCCAAGGTCGCCGCCGCCATCCAGGAGGCGCGGCTCGCGCATCAGTCGGCCGGGAAGCGGTTCCCCGAAGAGCGCGAGCTCGTGCGCGGCTTGATGCTGTACGCCAAGAGCGAGTCGGAAGGCGGATTCCGTGGCGCGTGGTCACCTGGCGCGCTGGTGAACTACATCCCGCAGGCGGTGCTGGTGGCGCTCGGCGAGCTGGACCCGTTCAAGCGGCCTGCGAAGCCGAGCGGCAAGCCGGCTGAGACGAAGCCCGCGTATCACCGCCCCGCGAAGCTGGGGTACAGCGACTGATGGCAGGCGCGGATACATCGCTCTACAGCGACGAGGCCGAAGAGTCGGTCTTGGGGGCGATCTTCCTGCACCCGGCCACGTTCCACACGGTGGCTGCGATCCTCGAGCCGGACGATTTCTACCACCCGGCACGGAAGGCCATCTTCGAGGCGATGCTGCTCCTGTCGGCGGAGTCGCAGCCGATCGACTCGCTGACGGTCGCAAAGCGGATGCGCTCACTCGAGACGCTGGTCCGGCTCAACCACCTCGGCGGTGACGAGTACTTCATCGACCTCGCAAACCGCGTGATCGCGATCGAGACCGCCCACGTCGAGACCCACGCCGCCATCATCGCGCAGAAGGCCGAGCGCCGCCGCCGGATGAAGCTGGCCGTGGCGATCGCGACTGGCGCGCGCGGAGACAGCGACGACGCAGAGTTCCTCGAGGAGAGCGACTCGCTGCTGCTCCAGCTGGCGATGAATCCCCGACGGGGGAAGTCGGGCCCGGTGGGCATGAAGCAGGCGCTGAAGGAGTACACAAAGGACCTCGAGCGCCGCTACAACCAGCGCGCCTCCGGCCAGAATCTCGTCGGCTACACCACTGGCCTCGAGAAGCTCGACGAGCTCACCGCCGGCATCCAGCCCGGCCAGTACGTGCTCGTCGCTGCGAGGCCGAGCATGGGGAAGAGTGCCTTGGCAGGCGGCATCGCGCGCGCAGCAGCTGCAAGCGATCGTCGGGTGCACTGCCTGTTCTTCTCGCTCGAGGTGCCGCGAACCTCGAACATCGGGCGCCTGGTTGCTGCCGATGCGCCAATCGACGGCAACCGCCTGCGCAAGGCGGACCTGCAGCCGGTTCACTGGCAGCGAGTCTCGGAGTCCATGTCTCGCCTGTCGGTGTTGCCGATCTGGTGGGAGGACGCCGCGCCGCTGACGGCCGCGCAGATCCGCTCGACGAGTTACCGCTGGCGGATGACCGAGGCGAAGGACGCCGAAGCGATGATCGTCATCGACTACGGCGGGCTCATCAAGCTGTCCCGGCAGAAGGGTGACACCGAGACGCAGGCGATCGCCGATATGTCGCAGTCGATCAAGACGCTCGGCAAGGAGCTGCGGCTGCCGGTAGTGATGCTGTGGCAGCTCAACCGCGACGTCGAGCAGCGGGACGACAAGCGGCCGAAGCTGAGCGACCTGCGCAGCTCGGGGAGCCTCGAGCAGGACGGCGACCTCATCGTCTTCATCTACCGCGACGAGGTCTACAACCCGGACGACGCGAGCAACAAAGGGAAGGCCGAACTGATCATCGGCAAGCAGCGCGACGGTGCCACCGGCGTCGTCGAGGTGGCCTTTCGGGGCGAGAACGCTGCGTTCGGCAACCTGGCTGTGCGCGACGACGGTCCGCCGCCCCCGCCTCACTGGAGCGATGAATGAGCGAGCGCGACGGTGACGACTTCCAGGAATGGCTGCTGGGCGTCGCAGCGAAGGCGACGGGCATGACGCCCGCGCAGATCACGAAGGCGTGGGCGAAGGAGCGTCGCCAGCGGAGAGCCGCTGCCAAGCAGCGCGCCCGCGACCTGCTGGACCTGCCCGAGAAGCACTGGAGCGAGACGGAAAAAGACGAAGACCAGGAGGGATAGATGCAGACGGAAAAACTGATCGCGTTCCACGGAGAGCCGGGCATCAAAGAGCACTACCTCGCTCGGGTGCTGTTGCACCGCCAGGCCGACGAACTCATCCAGGGAACGGGCTGGGAGAACGGCAAGGGCTGCGCGGTCGGCTGCACGCTCGAGGAGTACAACCACCGTCGCTATCCCGACGAGCTGGGTATTCCGCTCGAGCTGGCGTATCTCGAGGACAGCATCTTCGAGGGGCTGCCGCGCAAGGACGCGATGCTCTGGCCGGAGCGCTTCCTCGACGCCCCGAAGGTCGGCGCGGACCTGAGCGACGTCTGGCCGCAATTCGCGGTGTGGCTGTTGGTCGACCCGAAGCACGGCGTGATTCGCTTCGCGCTCGACGAGTGGTCGCGCAACGCCATCACGGCGGTCGCCAACCTGTGGCGCGACCGGGTGCCGCTCGGTGACCCGCGTTGGCGTGCCGCTCGCGACGAGGCGTGGAATTCGTACGCCGCCG